TTATCATTTGAATTTTGGACAACAGTAAATGGTGAAGATAAGTTTAATTATCTTTTATTTGAAGACTGTGAATTGAATCCCGATTTCAATACGGCAACGATAATAAGAAATGAGAATGAGTTTAAAGTATTTTTGAATTTTAAAGAGATTAATTCAATGGTATTTGAAGGTGAATTAATTGAAGATTATAAACATTCTGAAATATTTTTAGGATGTGGCAATCCAGGTTCACCTGTTGAAGAACATCGTTATTATGGTGAAGTAGATGTTAATCACTTCTCAATTATAAAGAGTTCAACAACCATTTCCAATAGTAAAAGTATCTATAAATCAAAGGATTACGATATAATCAAAAAAAGATTCTATAACGATATTCTATTCTTTTATGATTTTGAAACAATCAATAACATAGGAGTAGTTTATGATAACTCAAAAAATACACACTTTTTAGAGAAAGTTCCTAATCAGTTTGTGTTGTAAATAAGAAAAAAATAACGTATATTTTAAAAAAAAAGAAATGTCAGAACAATTAGCAAATTGGAGAGATAAAAACCTGAACTCAGTGAGTTGTAGTTTTTGTGCTGCCAAATGGTACAATGTAAGTTTACACTTAGGTCACGGGTTTACAAACTCATGTCACCTACCACTACCACACCCAATCGATTTAGAAAAAATTAAAACAAATCCATCAGCATTACACAATACTGATTTCAAAAAAGAAATTAGAAAGATGATGTTAGAGGGTATCAAACCTGCCGAGTGTTCATACTGTTGGAAGATTGAAGATATTGGTAGAAATAACATTTCTGACCGTGTATATAAGAGTCAAATTTATAGTGAAGAGGAGATTGCGGCGTTGAAAGAACTTCCATGGGATGCCGATATTACACCAAAGACAATTGAGGTTAGTTTTGACCGTACTTGTAACTTTGCTTGTTCATATTGTAATTCAGGGTACTCAACAACTTGGGGTAAAGACATCAAAAAGAATGGTGCTTATCAGAAGTTCAAGACCACAAGTGCCGGTGCATATTATGCCGATGGTTCTTGGTCAGAAATATACGGTAAACAAAATGAGAACAACCCATATGTTGCGGCATTTTTAGAATGGTGGCCTGAGTTAACAAAAACCTTACAAGAGATTAGAGTTACAGGTGGTGAACCATCACAAAGTCGTAACTTCTGGCAGTTCATGGAAGAAGTTAAGAAATACCCATCTCCAAATTTAAGGGTTGCCATCAACTCAAATTTAGGTTTGAATCAAGAAACGGTAGATAGACTCATCAACGTAACACACGAGATTGATGTTAAGGAATTTGACATCTATACAAGTTGTGAAGCATATGGTAAACAAGCCGAATACATTCGTGATGGTTTAAATTACGAACAATGGAGAAACAACTTAGTACAAGTTATTGAGAAGGCGAACATTAGACAAGTTGTTATTATGATGACAATTAATAGTTTATGTTTATTCAGTATCACAGAATTCTTGGACGATATGTTGGAATTAAAAGCAAAATATGGTTGGAACAAACCAATTGTTGACTTTAACATTCTTAGATGGCCAGCATTTATGTCACCGTTAACATTACCTGATGACATTAAACATGATTTACATGGTAAGTTATCAATGTGGTGGAGAAAGAATAAAAAGAATTCTTTGATTAATATGCACGAAGGTGCTCAAATTCAAAGATTAGTGGACTACATTGAAGTTGTTAATAGAGGTCATAACACGACTGAGATGGACATGGAAATGCAGTACCACGATTTCAAGAGTTTCTACACTCAATATGATATTAGAAGAAATAAGAATTTTGTTGAAACATTCCCTGAATTAGAAGATTGGTTCAACTCAATTGAAATTGATAACACAATACCAGATGTAAGAGTAACAGATGGAAGAATCACTCACTACGAACCTGGTGAATACATCTCAGATAAGGAAAATTATAATTTATAATGGTTATTAGTAAGAATGTACCTGTAATTCAAAATATTGCTCAATCAAATAAAACATTCAAATTTAGTTCAACTGATAATGAAGAAAGTTTTTTAGTAAACAAAAAAATATTAGGGGAGGAATGGGAATATTTTAACAAAGAGATTGAATATAATTACAATTCTTGGGGATATAGAACTAAGGAATTTGACCAACTGAAAGAGGATTATATGATTGTCTTCGGTTGTTCATTTACCGAAGGTATCGGTTTACATTATGACGACCTATGGTCAACTAAATTAGGAAAGGAACTCAATCTCGATGTGTTAAACTTAGGTATGGGAGCTACGGGGATTGATTTCCAATTTTATAACACTATATTAATACACAATCATGTAGTGAAGAAGGGTAAATTACCGAAATTAATCGTCTACCAATGGCCGGATAAATATAGAAAAACATATGCCTTCAATACTAATGAAAACGGAGAAGATAGAATTAATTTAGAATTGTTTTCTGCGTCTTATCCTAAAAATGTCCATCCTAAATCGGCGATGGATTATTACGATTGGTACGTTAAAAGTTACGTTGATAATAAAGGTGAACAAATTAAAGACATTGCATTAGGAATAACTTTGTGTAATAATTTATGGGATTCATTAAAAATTCCTGTAGTAAATTGGCAATGGAATACTAATGTAGAAAATCAGTTAGATTATATCTATGAAAACGATTTAAAAATACTCAACATCTATGACAACACGAATGTTAAAGCAAGAGACCGTTCACATAATGGTTCAGTTGCTCAAACAATGGTTGTGGATGAAATTTTAATGACGTTAAAGACTGATAATAAAGTGTATTGTTCACTTGAAGATTGGGATAGTGTATTAGATTATTATAGACCAAATGGGTCGTCAAAATCTTGGTACCTTAATGAGACAGGAGAGTTTGATTACCCTAAAATGTGGGGAGTTTGGAACCTATTTAACATCGAAGATGGTAACAAGCCATTTGGACATGATGTAATAGTTGAAAACACGACACCAAAGTATGGTGACGATGTTGTATTTCAGACAAAAGATGAGATTAGAGGAAAGAAACATTTATACATAATTAATGTCTACGACAATCAATTCTTTAAGAAAAATGAAGAGATAGGATTCAAATGTATATCGGAGCAGTATATCAATGACATTAAAAACGGTAAATGTAAAATCGTGATGATTCATCAATTCGAAGGGTATAGTGCGTCATCATCAAAGAACAACGATTTAGATATAGTTGATTCTTGGATTAGTGAAATGGACTTACCTCACGAATCGGTGTACTATATACATGGTAATTTATTGGTAGATGAGGTTAGAAAAGAAAAAGGATTTAAATTTAACTGTGTCCCAATTTCTATTTTTGATTCTTGGATAGACTATAGAGTCTTTAAAGATGAAATGGTTGAGTTTAAACCTGTAGATAATGGATTTCTTTTCTTATCTTATAATAGAAATCCAAGATACCATCGAGTTTATTTAGTTTCTGAATTTCTAAGACAAGGACTTTTAAATAAGGGTAGAGTGAGTATTGGTAAGTTTGATAATGACGAAACAGAATCAATTAAATTGTTATCTGAAATGTCACCATTAATTATCGACAGAACATTAGACATTAATTGGGCGGGAAATCTTGAATTATCAGACCACGAAGCAACTTTTATGTCGATTGTTACTGAAACGTTAATTGACGAATCAGTCCTTTTCATTTCTGAAAAAATTTGGAAACCAATTGTTGTTGGACATCCATTTATGATTTTAGGTAATGTTGGAACATTGAAATATATCAAAGATTTAGGGTTTAAAACATTTGATAAATGGTTTGATGAGAGTTATGATAATGAAACGATTCATCACAAAAGAGTTGACATGGTTGTTAATGAAATCAATAGATATAGAGACAAATCGATTGATGAATTAAAAGCAATCAGAGAGGAAATGAGAGAAACTTGTGTTTATAATAGAAATAGATTTTTGGAAATTATTAAAGACAAGTACGACTACGACGGAATGGGCGGAAGTAATAATAAGAAACCATTAGTTGAAATTTTTAAAGAAATATATAAAACCTTTTAATAATGAATTTTGTATTTGAAGATGTTTCTACGTGTAGAAATTTTATAAATAATTGGGAGATGAATGGTGTTGGTTCATATAGATTTACTATATCACCACTATTCAATAGAATGTTCATTTTAGGACACATAATTGAAGGGTTTGACGCTAATGTTAAGATATTTGACATCAACGATAAACCTGAAAATTATATCGTTGCGGTGGGAGTACATAATGATCCACACATTTGGGCGGGTGGAGAATTCTCATCCAATCAAGAGGTGAGAAGTTTGTTTGAATTTATAAATGAAACCTATTTGGATGATTTGATAAATCGTAAGGCACATCTTTTAATTGACTCAAGTTTAGAGGGTTATCATGAAGATTGGGTGTTTGATTTCTTTCACAAAGAATGTGATAAAAGAGGTATACCCGCTGACAGAATGATTTTTGTTACCGGTAATTCTATTGTTGAAGAAAGATATGAAAATTGGTTGAAGGAGAATCCGAAAGAAGTGAGAATGGTACCATTACCATATTCACATTTCGAGAATGATGTTTATTTAACATCTAAACAAATGTTGGACAATAATGATTTACCAACTTTTGAAGAACAAGTAAACCATAAGGAGAACAACATAGTTGGTATTAAACTCTACAATAATTTAAATAAGAAACCAAGAGAGCACAGAATATGGTTCTATAGTAAATTATTCTACAATGACTTATTAGATAAAGGATTGGTTAGCATGAATCAAATTCATGTTTCACAAAGAAGATATTGTGGTGAGTTTATGGAACAGGAGTATGTAGAGAATTTTGCTAGCACTCTACCGTCATTAATATATGAAACATCAAATGAAATTGAAGACACAGGTTATTACATCAATAGAGTTAACCATAAAGTTTGCGATGATAGTTGGATTTCAGTAATTAGTGAGGCGAGATTTGAAGATGAGGAAGGTACAGTATTTTTAAGTGAAAAAGTTTTTAAACCGATAGCATCACATCACCCATTTATTATCATGGGTAACAAACATAGTCTAAGAGAAATGAAAAAGTTAGGATATAAAACATTTTCAGATTGGATAGATGAAAGTTATGATGAGTTGGATAATTTAGAAAGAATGGATGCTATTATTAAAGTCTTAAAGGATATTGATAAGATTGAAAATAAATTAGAATGGTTCAAGGGTATGGAAGAGGTATTAAAATTTAATTACCAAGTCCTTAAACGAAATGTGACTAAGACATACCCATATGCCTTTAATAAATTAACCGAAATATACGGAGAAAAGAAAAAATTGATTTAAATGAAAGTTGGATTTATTGGTGTAGGTAAATTAGGTAAAGATGCTGCGGAAGTAATGTATGAAGCGGGACATGATGTTTTAGGTTATGACACTAGAATAGTCGAGGGTTGTAAACATGAAATGACATGGTTAATTGAGGATGTTTGTACACACGGTGAGATTATTTTTATCGCGGTACCAACACCACACGACCCATTATATGATGGGAAATATCCCACATCACATTTAGAACCTAAAGACTTTGATTATACAATTGTAAAAGATGTTCTAATCGAGGTTAACAAATATACAAATAAAAATCAATTAGTTGTTCTAATATCAACAGTTTTACCTGGTACAATACGTAAGGAATTCATACCATTATGTACTAATTTTAGATTCATTTATAATCCATATCTAATTGCTATGGGTACTGTTAAAGAGGATATGATAAATCCTGAGATGTTAATAATTGGTACTGAAGATGGTAGTAGAACTGGCGATGCTAATATATTAACAGAGTTTTATGGAACATTTATTAATCCAAAAACGAGATGTGAAATTGGAACATGGGATGAAGCTGAGGCTATCAAGATATTTTATAACACGTTTATTTCAACTAAAATTGCGTTAGTTAACATGATACAAGATGTCGCTGAAATTAGAGGTAACATCAACGTTGACGTAGTAACCGGAGCACTTGAAAGGAGTACGAAAAGAATTATTAGTCCCGTATACATGAAGGCGGGAATGGGAGATGGAGGAGGTTGTCACCCAAGAGACAATATTGCGTTAAGAACTTTGTCATCAGAATTGGGTTATGATATTTTCGATTCCATAATGAAAGCCCGTGAAAAACAAGCGGAAAACTTGGCAAAAAAATTAGAAAATCTTTCTAAAGAATACAATTTACCTGTAATTATTTTAGGTAAGTCTTATAAACCCGACGTTGATTATACTGAAGGTTCAACATCGATATTAACAAGTCACTATTTGGAAAAAAATGGAGTTGACTTTAAGTTCGATTCGGAACCTGAAACTGCGATTTATTTATTGGCACATAGAAGAAAGTTCTATGATTACCAATTCCCAAAAGGTAGTGTGGTGTTAGATGTGTGGAGAGAGTTTAAGACCGATAATAATGATATTAAAATAATCCATTACGGAGACACCAGAAAATAATGAAAAGGAAATTAAATTTAGTATATGATGATTGGGCGGTAGGGGAAGAAAATCCTAAACCGAATGGTGTTAAAATATACAATGGTGATTTATTTTGGGATGGTGAAATGTTAATTAGAAACTATTACGATAGAGGATTAGCATTTGGATACTATGAAGACCAATTTCCTGAAGAATCGGATAGATTCGAAACTGTAAAATGTAGAATGGAGGATGTTAAACAAAATCCAAATCAAAAATTTTATTACGTAATGGACTATTTCAGATTCGATTTATGTAAAGCACTTTGTTGTGGGGGAATTGAACATGGAGAAGTTATTGAAGCAGTTTTAAATCGTATTCCACCTATGGGAGAAGAGGTGTTAAAATCATTGAGGGAAGATGATAATTTCTTTCTTTTAATGATGACAGCACATGAACCTGAAGGTGTTAAAGCGTTCGAATGTGTAAATGAATTTATACAGAAACATTCAATTAACCCCAAAAAAATATTCATTGTAAATAATAATAGTAAACTAAACGAATTAAAACACACATACTCACCAGAAGTAAACGTACATTCTTTGAAGTTTATACCAAACACTTCAAACTACAGTTTAACAAGAGTTAATTCAAGATTCAATCCGAATAAGGAAGGTAAATTCTTTCTTTGTCATAATAGATCACCTAAGGTTCATAGATATACTATCCTAACATTACTTAAACATGAAGGGTTATTGGATGATGTGAATTGGTCTTTAGTACCAAGTTATAGTGCTGCCGACAAAGGATTTTTTGGTACTCTATTGAATAGAGAAGATTTTAAAAAATACAACGATGAAATCGAATATTTCAGGTCTGTAGATATTAAAAGAAGTGATTATGAAGTAGATGAAAAATGGTTTAAACCCAATACACCTGAAATTAATGTTGAGGGACTACCAACGTGGATGAGAGTACCTGAAAAGGAACTTACATTTGAGAATTCGTATGTGAATATAGTAACAGAATCTGCGTACATTAATAGTGAATCGGTTGTTCACATAACAGAAAAATCATTCAGACCTTTTTATCATTACCAGTTACCAATTTTTGTAGCATCACATCATCATATTAGACATCTAAAAGAGATATATGATTTTGATATGTTTGAAGACATAATTGACCATTCATATGATGACGTTGTAAATCACAGAGATAGATTATTTAAAATTGTGGATGAAATTAAAAGATTAGATGGGAAGAAAGAAGAGATTAAAGAATTCTACAAGAACAATTATGAAAGATTTGAAAAAAATAAAATTATAATATATAACATCTTAAAGAATACGGATGATTATTTATTTTTTAGAAATTTGATTTAGTTATGAGTAAATTATGGGTTTTTGGTGATAGTTACACTGCGGAATATTTTCCCGTGGGAGAGGAATTTACAGTTAGTAATTATGACCATTATAAAGAATTTAAAGGAGGTGTTTTACCTGATATTTGGCCAACACTTTTAGGTAGGAAACTTGGTTACGAAGTCAAGAATTATGCGGTCGGAGGTTCAGCCAACACCAACATATTTTTAAGTTTCCTTAACGTATGTGAACAATTAGAAGAAAATGATAGAGTAATAATCGGATGGTCAAATAATAAAAGATTTGTGGCGGCAAATTTTAATATTAACATCTTCAATAATATATTACCATGTGATAGTGAGTTTTTAGAAACACACCTTTCAAAAAGAACAATCGATGAAATATTCTATAACAGAACACACCCAATATGGGTTGAGGAGGTTTATGGTTGGATTAAATTAATCAACCTTTATTGTGATTTAAAAAAGGTTAAAATACATCATTGGTCTAGTGATGATGATATGACTTGTCACTTCAATCAAATTGATGATGTAAAATTTATTAGTGTTTTAGATTCGGTGAACAAATGTTTAGGATTAATGGAACGAATTTCAGAATTGAATTACGAACAAACAGGACAACATAGTAGAATTATTTTTGAAACTGATAATAAAATTGTGGATGGTCATTTTGGTGAATATGGTCATATTGCTCAAGCAGATTATTTTTATAACTTCATTAAAAAACACGAACAATGTTAAACATAGGAGTTGCCGGTTGTTCACATTCAGGAGGTGGTTATGGACATGCTTGGACATATTATATGTCACATAAATTAGGTTGTAAATTAACCGACGTGACGGCACCTGGTGTCGGTAACGAAATGATGGTTGAGAAGATTAAGAAAACGTTAGAAACAAAAGTTGAACATGATGAGGTCGATTTCTACATATACCAAATAATCGAACCATCAAGACTTGTGTTGGGGTTAAATGGAAACGATGTCGAGGAAGAGTATAAAAAATACCAAACAGGTATTGAATACAATCCAAACAATATCAACTGTCATAGACAAACTAATGGAATGTCTTATTTTACGTTTCAACAATCATTTTGTAATGACGATGTGAATAGAATTATTGACGGGAAATATGACGTAGAAAAATTCATAAGAAAACATATATTAATTTCGGATTTTAATATGAAAGTTAAAGTTTTTCACACTTTGATGGCAATTAAAAACCTATGTGATTTTTACAAAAAGAAAGTCTTATTTTTTTCTTGGTCGGTAGACATTAAGGAATTGGCAAAGGAAGTTGGATATGAAGATATATTAAGTTCAATGTATGTTATGGATGGTAACGTTGAAATGTTCGCAAAAGGTAGAGAATTAAAAACCGTAAGTGAGCTTGACTTTCATTACGGATCAGAATCCCAACGAGTAATTTATGAAGATTATCTTCATGAAAATATTGTGGATTTTATAAATAATAAATTATGAGATTATTAACATTCGGAGATAGTTGGACCGCTGGTCATGGAATTGAAACTGACGTAATTTACAAAGAGAACGCTCACCCAATACAAGGAAAGGGTTTCATTGTTAATCTGAGGAGATTTAATTCGTGGCCAAGATATGTTGCAGAAAAACTCGATTGCGTGTTCGTAAACAATGGTTACTGTGGTGCCGGCAATCATGACATATATAGTGAAGTTAAAATACTATTCGATGATAAAATGATTGAAGCCGATGATGTATTTATTATCATGTTCTCATATCCACACAGATATAGAGTTAAGAAACCTGAAAATAATCCGATTAAAATATTCGAAAAGTTAGAAGAATTATTAAAATCACATAAACGTTTTTACTTCAATAGTTTTTACCCAACATTTAAAGATGAGGATGGATTTGATACTTCAACGTTACCCAATTATTTTATTAATCCAAATGGTACAATGGTTGATATGTTAAGAGACTATGAGGTTTCAAATGATGTATCGGTTTGGGAATACGGGAGTAGAAGTGTTTGGGAAAATGAACACAATCTTTGGTGGGGAGATTATCACCCTAATCTTTTAGGATATAAATTGATTGCGGATGAAATCGTAAATCAAATTCAGAGTAGATTATAATGTATAACGAAATTAATAACGGATTGTTTATCAACCATTTATCGAAACAATTTGATAAATTAAAATACTATACACCAAATGTTGCATCAGATTCTAAACTTGTTGCTGTTATTGTTGAGTGTCGGCCATTACCCTACCTTTTAACAGTAATTAAAACAGTGATGTTTTATTTAGGTGATAAATGGTCATTACAAATATTCCACGGATTAGAACATGAAGATGAATTAAAGGGTGAGATGAAATCATGGGGGAATGTTCACTTTGAAAGTATGGGTGTCGACAACATCACTAAAATAGAATATAACAACTTACTGAAATCATCAAGTTTTTGGAACAAGGTTAAAGGTGATAAGGTTTTAATATTTCAATCAGACGCAATTCTTCTTAGAAAGGGTATTGAGGAGTTTTTAGATTACGACTATATCGGTGCCCCATGGATAAAACCCAAAGAAAATAGTTATGTTGGTAATGGTGGTCTATCACTAAGAACAAAAGATGTGATGTTAAAGATTGCCGAAGAACATACTGATGATAACGACCCACAAGAGGATATATTTTTCATAAAATACTTAAATGGTTATAATGTTGCGGACGTTAAAACTGCTATGAAGTTCAGTGTTGAGGACGTATATTTCCCAAATCCATTAGGGTTACACAATCCCGTGAAAATCAATCCTAGCCTATTGTTTAATATTTTGGAAAATAATGAGTAAATACATTTGTATTTTTGACATTTTTTCATTATATTTTAGGTATGAATCATGATTTTAACTGGCCGTTAATTAACGATAACATATCCCAACAAGATAGAGAGGTCCTTGCTGACTTTGTTCTGAATGGTAAAAGATTCACTAATGGAGAAAAAGTTAGAGAATTTGAATCTATTTGGTCCAAATGGTTAGGTGTGAAACACAGTACTATGGTTAACTCTGGTAGTTCTGGTAATTTCATATCGATGGCAATGGTTAAGGAATTAAGGGGTGTTGGTGAAATTATAGTACCCCCACTTGGATGGGTTTCTGACATATCATCAGCACTGCAATTAGGGATGACTGTTAGATTTGTCGACATTTCAATTAGAAACCTTTCAATTACCGCTGAAAACATTAGAAAGGCTATTACGCCTGAAACTAAAGCAATTGTATTAGTTCACTGTTTAGGTTTCAATGCTATCAACGAAGAAATCATTAAAATTGCCAAAGAACATAATCTATTATTAATTGAAGATTGTTGTGAGGCTCACGGAGCAACATTTAACGGTCAAAAAGTTGGCTCATTTGGTGATATATCAATATTCTCATTTTATTTTGGACATCACATAACAACCATTGAAGGTGGTATGGTTTGTGTTAACGATGACAAACTACATGATTTAGCACGACTATTTCGTTCACACGGAATGACAAGAGAGGCATCAACTGAATTACAGGCGAAGTATAGAAAATCACACCCGCATTTAAATCCATTATTTACATTTTCAGTACCAGGTTTTAATATGAGAAGCACCGAACTCAATGCCGTTTTAGGTATTGAACAAATGAAGAGGATTGACTACAACATTGAGAAACGTAGACATAATCTTAAAGTTTGGTTAGAGAATTTAGACAACAGAAAATACGTTACAAATTACAACACTGAAGGTAATAGTAGTTTCGCTTTACCATTAATAATTCTACCCGGATATTCATCACAGTTCAATGTAAATGACGATTATTCAAGTGTATGTGATTTGTTAAATTTTGAAAAAGTTGAGTATCGTTTAGGTACCGCTGGTGGTGGTGACCAAACATCACAACCGTATATGGAGAAGTTCACGTATTTTGTACATGGTAGCACAGCAAACATTGATTGGGTACATAATAATTCATTATACATTGGTAACCACACTGATTTAACAGATGAACAAATAATTAATTTGTGTAATAAACTAAATAGCGTATTTGATGAGTTTTAAGAATAAGAAAATATTAATCACAGGTGGTTGTGGGATGATTGGAAGATCATTGGTAGATAAACTCCTAAAAGAGGAGTGTGAAATAACCGTGGCAGATTTGACAGCCCCAACAGACTTACCTAATGGTGTTCGTTTCATTAAAGTTGATTTAAGAGATTTCGATGCGTGTTTACGTATTTGTTCGGATAAGAATTACGTCTTTCATTTAGCAGGTGTTAAAGGTTCACCAAAAATGGCTTTAGAGCAACCTAAAGATTTCATGGTCCCAATGTTACAGTTTAACACTAACATGATGGAGGCCGCGTTTCGTTCTAATGTTGATTGGTATCTTTATACAAGTTCAGTTGGTGTTTATTCACCAGCAGAAGTGTTTTTTGAAGATACGGTATGGTCAACATTTCCATCACCAAACGACAAGTACGCTGGATGGGCAAAAAGGATTGGTGAACTACAAGCTGAGACATATAAAATACAACACAGTTGGGATAGGATTTCAATAGTAAGACCAGCAAACGTTTATGGTTTGTATGATAACTTCAATCCAAAAAATGCGATGGTTATCCCCTCACTAATAAGAAAGGCACAAGAGAATGATGTCCTTGAAGTATTTGGTGACGGTAGTCAAATTAGAGATTTTATTTTTGCTGATGATGTGGCAAATGGTATGATTCACGCAGTTAAAAATAAGATAACACAACCCATTAATTTAGGTTCAGGTAAAGGATTCACAATAAAAGAAATTGTTGATATTGTTGTAAAATATTCAGGTAGAGATATTGAAGTTAAATGGTTAACCGACGCACCTGCTGGTGATAAAATTAGATTGTTTGATACGACTCGTGCTAAACTTTATGGATTCGAAGCAACCATAGGTTTAGAAGAAGGAATTGGGAACACAACTAATTGGTTCATCAACAATAAAGAAATATTAGATAAAAGATATAACGCATTTGTTAATGGATAATTTTTTTAAAGATAAGAAAGTAGTTGTTACTGGTGGTTCTGGTTTTATTGGTACCCATTTTTTAAAGGAATTGGTAAACAGAGGAGCTAGAGTAAGAACTTCAACAAACAACACACAATTACAATTTGAAAGTGACGAACTAATAGTTTATAATGGTTTAAATTTATTATCATTAGATGATTGTCTTAAGCTTACGGAAGATGCTGATTATGTTATTCATTGTGCTGGTGAAGTGGCACATCCATCATCAGTACCAACCGATGTTCAAATATCTTTAAAACAATTAAATTTAATTGGGAACGTGTTAGAGTCTTGTGCTAAGAACGGTGTTAAACGATTCTTAGATTTGAATAGTTCAACGGGTTATCCCGATATTAGACGACCACTAACTGAGGATGAATATTGGGTAGATGAACCGTATAAATCTTATTATGGTTATGGTTGGATGAGAAGATATAGAGAGAAGTTAATGGAACATGTTTCTAAGTTCTCAGGATTAGAAATTGCTCTCGCCAGATGTACTGCAATATTTGGTCCACATGATAACTTTGACCCTAAAACTTGTCACGTAGTTCCTGCATTAATAAAACGTGTACTTGATGATGAAAATCCTTTCACTGCATGGGGTTCACCTGATGTGGTAAGAGATTTCTTATACGTTAAAGATGTTGTTGATGGTGCGTTATTGATTTTAGAAAAAGGTGAATCGATGAGACCATATAATTTAGGTTATGGGGGTGGAATTACCATCGGTGAAATATTAGATACCATATTAAAAGTAACAGGTAAAACACCTGAAATTGTATGGGATAACACTAAACCAACAACAATACCATATCGTGCTGTTAGTACTGATAGAATTCAAAATGAATTAGGGTTTAAACCGAAATACACATTTGAAGAGGGTATTAGGGAAACAATAGAATATTATAAAAATAAAAGTTAGAGTATGAATGTATTAATTACGGGGATTTGTGGAATGGTGGGATCACACTTGGCTGATTTTCTTTTAGAAAACACCGATTGGAAGATTTATGGATTTACAAGATGGAATGATTCACTTGAAAATTTAGAACATCTGTCAGATAGAATAAATAAGAAAGACAGACTTGAATTAATATACGGTGATTTAAATGACCTAGTATCAATATCAAATGCGGTTGAGATTTCTAAACCTGCGTATGTTTTTCATTTAGGTGCACAATCATATCCACAAACAAGTTTCATATCACCGGTGGAGACATTACAAACCAATATCATTGGTACTACCAACTTGTTAGAGGTGTTAAAGAACTCAAGATATAAAGAAGCTTACATTCATGTATGTGCTTCAAGTGAAGTGTTCGGTAAAGTGCCAAAAGAAAAATTACCAATTGATGAGGAATGTAGTTTTCATCCAGCATCACCATACGCAATTTCAAAAATTGGAACTGATTTGATTGGTAGATATTATGGCGAGGCATTTGGAATGAATGTAATGACAACAAGAATGTTTACACATACAGGACCAAGAAGAGGCGACGTGTTTTCTGAATCAACATTTGCAAAACAAGTGGCCATGATTGAAGTTGGATTACAAGAACCAAAAATTTATGTCGGTAATTTAGAATCATTAAGAACTTACGCAGACGTTAGAGACGCGGTTAGGGCATATTACATGTTATTAACTATCAATCCTACTAAAGGTGAGTATTATAACATCGGAGGTAGTTACACATGTAAAATCGGTGATGTATTGAATTACTTCATCAGTAAATCAACTGTTAAGAATATTGAAATTGTAATTGACAAAGATAGATTAAGACCTATTGATGCCGATTTACAAGTACCAAATACTGATAAGTTTAAACAACACACTGGTTGGGAACCAACTATACCTTTTGAGAAGACAATGGATGATTTGTTGGAATATTGGAGGGATAGAGTGAAGACCGGTAGAAAATTTTTAAATAGATAAAATGAAAGAGAGAAAGTACTTGCCAACATTGGCAGAATTGATTGACCGAATGAGTATTTCACAACTTAAAGAAGTATTCATCACAGAACATAAAGAAGAGTACGGTAAAGAAATCAGCGATATTCAACATGACGTACAACTTTTTTTAGATGATAACCCTAACTGTATAACTGCGGAAACTATCAGAGCAATTATTGTTTTAGCTCAAACTAATTTACACATTTGGCACAATGAATCTAATTACCGTAAAGGAATTAAAGAAGGGAATAATCTTGAACTAACACATGGTTTGAATGGTGTTAGAAATACCGCTAAGAATAGAATACAAGAAGTTGTTGGCGGTAGAAAAGATTATAAGTTAGATTGTTTAGCTGCCGAATTTCAAAATTGGGGAATTAGTTGGGAAGGAAATAAAGTTGAAGAAAACGAAGGATAATGTATAGTAAAAATAAAACTGATTTAGTTGAATTAGGTTATACGGTTATTGATGATTTTTTACCAATTGATGTTGCTAAAAAAATTCATTCATTGTTTGTAAATGAAACGAATTGGGAATTGAAACATCAAGTGAGAGACCATCATTATGAACATGTGTTTAAAACTGAATCACCCTTTCTTCCAAAAGGAGACGAATCATATTCAACACGATTTAATAGGTCAGTTAATTTGGAACAAAACGAAGATATAAAAAATATCTACGATGAATATTTTGTTCCGATGTTAAAAGAAGTTTCTCCATTTGAATTGAATGAATTTGATGTGAGATGTCATAAGTCCGAGCGAGGTGATTATTTTAGAACACACATCGATGACTACGGTGGAAACATTAATCTAATTTATTACGTCAACGAAAAGTGGATGTGGGATTGGGGTGGAATATTGAACATTGCCGATAACAAAGACTTTGATTTTAATAAACAAATACTACCAAAATTTAATAGAGTTACATTATTGAATAATAAGGTTTTTAGATCTCCTCACTTTGTGACATCTGTTGAGGAATATGCACAATTTCCGAGATATTCAATTGTGTCATTTAACAAATAGAATATGATTAAAAATTTATATGACCATTTACCCATAGTTAATGAGCCTTTATGGGACAAAGCGGGATTGGTTCAGTTTGAAAGAAAAATGGCTGACCATTGGGAAGCCGGCAAAGTAAGAGGACCGATACATTTAAGTGGAGGTAATGAAGATGAACTAATTGAGATATTCAAGTACGTTAAAAAAACGGATTGGGTATTTTCAACATGGAGATCACATTATCACGCACTATTAAAAGGTATTCCCTCCGAATGGTTAGAACAAGAAATATTAGAAGGACGTTCAATTACGATTGTTAATAAAGAAGAGAAGTTCTATAGTTCGGCAATTGTTGGTGGAATTATACCAATAGCAGTTGGTGTTGCGATGTCAAATAAACGAAAAGGTATTAATGACACTGTTTGGTGTTTTGTGGGTGATATGACATTTGAAACCGGTACCTTTATGGAAAATTATAAGTACGCCAAGAATTTCGACTTACCAATTAAATTTGTAGTCGAAGATAATGGAGTATCGACTAATACACCAACAATTGATACGTGGAATAAAAAAAGTGAAATACCCGAAGATGTCATTTGGTATCAATATAAAAAAGAGTGGCCGCACTACGGAACAGGGAAATGGGTAATTTTTTAAATCTAGTTTATGATACTCTTAATGTGACTAAAGATGAAGTCACAAATTACATGGATACCTACGTTGGGTTCCCCAACTATAAAGTATTTCATATAAATGAGATTTCAGATAATGATGAAAAATACTATTACTTTTTTGAGTACAGGTATTATCTCACATCTTATATTGTTGCCGAGAAGAAATTACCATTCAATAATTTAGTTTTAGACCTTTTAAAAACAGGTCCAAATTTTAATATTATAATTAAAAATGATGCCGAATCCGATGAAGATATTTTAATTGAATCACTTGACTCGATTTTTAAAAATATTGGGATTGATACGAATAAAATCGTGGTCATTAATTGTAACGAAAGGAATTTAGATTTAAAAGAAAGACTAAAAACAAATATAAAAACACACACAACCAACAACGGTAAATGGGCAATTTCTAATCTATTAACCCAATTTCCATATGAATATAAGATTGATAGGTCTTCGTTATTTATGACTTATAATCGTAATGTAAAAATACATCGTTTTGCATTATTGGCACGTTTAATGAAACACGGTATAATCGATAATGTTGATTGGAGTTGGATTAGGGGATATGAGGTTAGAAATCATTTCTTACCATTAGACGTTGATATTCATGATTGTTGGTTTTTAAAACCATTATTCACTAATGATGAGATTAATGAATGTGAGAAGGAAATTACAGAATTAGCAAATATTGAGATTAAAAAAAGTGTTAATGAGAAAGATTATGAAGTTGATTTCCCACCTTACAAATTTGATTGGGATGCTTCATATTCTAACAACCCTTATTCTAACTCATATATCAACATTGTTACGGAAACAAATTTTGATAAGGATGATATAATCATATTGAGTGAAAAGTCATTCATACCATTATACTATTCACAAATACCAATAATTATGGCAAGTACCAATCATATAAAGAAAATGAGAGACCTTTATGGATTCGATTTTTTTGATGATGTGGTGAATCACGATTATGATAGTGAACCAAACCCTAAGAAAAGATTTGAGATGATTATTAATGAGGTGGTCAGATTAAATAATAAAAAAGAAGAGATTGTTAATTTTTTCAAGGAGAACAAAGAACGTTTTGATAACAACATTAAAATCTTTGAAAAAATAAAAAACGACAAAACAGATTATAATTTTTACAATAGTTTACGATGAACCAAGATACAAGTTACAAAGACGCATTAACAAATGCGATGACATTTTTAGGTGAGAAATCCGACACTCTTTTTATCGGTCAACAAACCCTATACCCTGGTAACCCGATGAGTACCACATTAGGTAATGTTCCTAAGGAAAAGATTATCGAGTTACCGGTGATGGAAGATTCACAAATGGGAATGACTTTAGGTATGGCAATGACGGGTGATTTTGTTGTTAGTTTTTATCCGAGATGGGATTTTCTTGTTTGCGCCACAAACCAATTACTAAACCATTTAGATAAGATTAAACTAATGAGTAATAATCAGTTTAATCCAAATATCATTATTCGTTTAGGTAAGGGATCTGACACCCCAATTGATCCGGGGCATCAACATAAAGGAAGTTACTTTTTAGAATACCAATCATTATGTAGAAACATAACGTTCCACAATCTTTCGTCATTCGAATCAATTGAAGAGACATATAAAGAGGCATACGAAGAAGGTGGAATCCACATTATTGTTGAATACCCTGAATTATATACTCGTTAATGAAAATTGTACACACATACATCCCAACTAAAAACGGAGGTACGTTAAATCGATACACGGCGTATTGTATGTTGTTATCGACATTACTTGCGAAAAAACATCATGAGCATGTGTTTCTTTACACAAATAAAGAAATTGAAAAAATCGTTAAGAAGATTGGTATACCATATAACGTAATTGACACTGAAGTTTTAGAAGGTGTTGAAGTTGAAACATTTAGTGTACCTAAATTAATGGTGTACACCAAACAAACCCAACCATACCTCCACATTGATTTAGATAGTTTTATCTACCAACCAATCGAAGTTAAATTAGTTGATAGAATATATTCATCCTTTGCTGAAGGTTCATCAAATGTTCTATCCTTTGAAAGAAATAATTCGGTTTTCTTTAAGACATATTTGAAAGGTGCTTTTGAAATTCAAGATAAATTACCTGAAGAGTTTTTGGAATACGTTAAGTTTCAAAACATACCTAACATGTCAATATTTGGTGGACATTCATGGAAATTAATTGCGGAGGCTACTGAGTATTGTTTAAAGATATATGAGGATAATAAGGAGTTCTTCGATTCCAACTACTACAATGCTTGTATAATAGAACAACTATTCATACCAGCAGCCATCAGAATGATTCTTGACAGGGAGAATGAAGAAATTGTAATGGAAAAGGATATATTCAATTTTATTTTTGATAAGAATCCAACAGTAATAGAATTTACCGATGAAAAGTGGGATTATCCCTTTATTATCGAATCAAACGCAGATGTACTTAAGATTGAATCTCAAACCGACCTCTTTAGGAATCTAAACTACAATTTTAATGGATTCCTACATTTAAATGGGTACAAGACATTTGATGAGGTTATTTTTATGATTAGACAACGAATCATTGATGAATTCGGAGGAAATCATTATATTAATAAAATAGATAAATTATTCACCGAAGAAACCAAAACAGATAAGATATTTGATTCATATTGTGATTATTTAAGAATCAATTTAGATAAAATGGTGAGTATGAAAAATAAAAGTTTTGGTTTAATATAATTATTAATAATGTATATAATTGGAATATCAGCATATTATCACGATTCCTCTGCTTGTTTGTTCAAAAACGGTGAGTTATTGTTTGCGTGCGAAGAAGAAAAATTTACGGGAATCAAACATGATTCCTCGTTCCCACATAAAACTATAGAATACATATTTAAGACGTATAAACTATCAAAAGAAGACATCGATTGTGTTTGTTATTACGAAGACCCAACCCTGAGATTTAAAAGGAAAAAATCGTTCTTTACTTCGTTATTGAATAACATTAAAGTTAGATATAATTTAAGTAAAATATCAAGGAAAATTCATTATACACCACATCATTTATCACACATGGCGTATTCATACTACTCATCAAACTTTAACGATGCTGTAGTAGTTTCAATTGACGGTGTGGGTGAAACATCGACAGTATCATTTGGTAAGGGTATTGGTGGTGGATTAAAACAATTAAAAACGATTGAGTACCCACATTCAGTTGGTTTGTTCTATTCGGCAATGACTGCCTTCTTGGGTTTTAAACCTAATGAAGGTGAATATAAAGTAATGGGATTGGCGTCGTATGGTAACCCCGCGAAATATAGGGACAAAATGGGTCAATTGATAAAATATAAACAAGAGACCTTAATATGTAATATGGATGTCTTTGTGTGGGATAAAGAAGATACCATGATGTTCAATCACCAACTTGGTGAGTTATTAGGTTTACCAAATCGATTACCTAACGACAAATTAACTCAAGACCACAAAGATTTAGCGGCTGCTGTACAGGAAAGATATGAGTATATCTTCTTTAAGATTTTAAAAGAGGCTAAACATATGTTTAAATCTAATAATTTATGTTTGGGTGGTGGATGTGCTTATAATGGAAAGGCGAATGGTACTGTTGTTGATAGTGGTCTATTTAAACATTTATGGGTACCACCAGCTCCCTCAGACGCTGGTAATGCTATTGGTAGTTGTTTGTATTATCTTTCATTAACTAAACCCACCAGAATCAACCCTTCACCATTCTTAGGTCCATCATTTACCGACGGTGAGATTTATAACGCATTGGTTGAATATAAACCATTGGTTTCATTTGAAAGGTTAAATGAGGAGGTGTTAATTGCGAAAATTGCTAAATGTTTAAATAATAATTTAGTTGTTGGGTGGTTTAAAGATAGAATTGAATTTGGTGCTAGGGCTTTAGGTAATAGATCAATATTAGCAAACCCTACTCCTCCTGATATGCAGGATAGAATTAATCGAGTAATTAAAAAACGAGAAGGGTTCAGACCGTTCGCACCTATGGTTGCGTTTGAAAATCAGGAAACGTATTTTAAATCAAAAGAATATGTACCTTACATGAATCAAGTTGTTGGAGTTAAAGACGAATATAAAGATAAGTTATTGGCGGTGACCCATGTTGATGGAACTGCGAGAGTACAATCAGTAACACCTTACAATAAAATTTATCTTCTGTTAAAAGAGTTTGAAAAATTAAGCGGATACCCAATCTTATTGAACACATCATTCAATGTAAAAGATAAGACAATGGTATTAACACCAGAAGACGCATTATTCACATTCATTGATACTGAAATGGATATTTTAGTATTAGGAAATTACATAGTATATAAAAAATAAAATTATGATAAAGAAACTTATTAATTGGGTTAAAGCAAAAATTGCTAAAAGAAAAAAGGAAAAGGAATTTAAAAAGAAATTAGAAGAACTTAGAAGAAGAGACCCATTTATTTATAAACACTAATTTATGTATTTTGATAAACCATTAATCCCAACTAATCAAGAGAATATATTTCATCTTGCCCCCATTCCTGTGTTTTTTAAACAGTATCATGACCACGATTTACATGATGAAGTTTATAACTTAGGATTCAATGAGTTGACTGAGAAAGAAAAACAAATGGGACAAGAGTTACCCGAACAATATGATATTGAAAGACAATCAAATTATAAGGTAGAGTATTATAGATACGACCAATGGGTAGAACCAACCGAATTCAATCCTATAGGTAGTCGTTTTTCAGTTTCACCTAACAATTTTTTAAATAGAAAGGAAGAATGTGTCAAATTAATACGTAATAGATGTGAAGAGGGTTATGTTGAGTTATTAGACAAGATTAATAAAACACATAGTAATAATCCAAAAATAACTGAGAGTTGGATGCAGTTTTATAATCCAACATCAGGTAGAGGACACAATAAACACAATCATTGTAGATGGTCACCTGAGGAGGAGACTCCGCTTAGTTTTGTCGGTGGTTATTATCTATCCGACGGAGACCCAATCGCAGATCATCAATATAGTGGAGTTTTTACTTTCCATATTAGAGGTATGTCATATTTTATCAGACCAAAGAAAGGGATGTTATTAATATGGCCATATGATGTTGTTCACTCAGTTAAACCATTCTACGGTAAAACACATAGATGTGTCATCAATTTCAATATTGAGGATGGTGGTGTAAAGTTATTATAACATGAAGATAATCAGAATATTGTGGGGTGATTTCGAAAGATATTCGAATCAAATCGTTAACGCAAAGAAGTACAACCTCAACGAGAAAGTATTTGTTTGGGGAAAAGAGAATCATCAAAAACTCATATCGTTAGGATATGATTGTTATTTAATTAACGAACAACCTTATGATTATGAAATTGCTGATAATCACACGTTCATTAGTTATAATAGTCTAACCCATAAAATATTAGGACTAAAAATTGCGCTAGAATTATTAGGTGAAGTATTATTCTTAGATTGGGATTGTATTCCAACAAAACCCTTAGATGATAATTTTTACGAACAAATTAGACTAAAGAATTCATCGTTACAAGTTCCATTATATTGTTATCCTAAAATAGCATTTGAAGTGATGAGGTCACAAACGGATGATGTTGTCATGAACAAATTTTTTGATGTTTTGGATAAAAATATTTCACAACATTCTCACGTACTAAATGATTCTTATGTTTTACCAAACACCGGATTTTTCTACTGTAATGATGTGGATATAATTGATGATTTGTTAGAGGTAATTAAGGGTAATGATTTACAGGGTATACCCGATGAACTATCTGTGTTATTATACACAAAGGATTTAGGTTTAGATTGGTACATTGATAACATTGAACCTACCGTAATATCGGGCAAGAATCATAATCTTGATTTTTGGAATGACGAAGAGGAAAAACTGTCAAATTTTATCAAGGAGAAAATAACAAAAGACAATTATTTTGAACACCTTTAAAACTTTTTGTATATCACTTAAGAAAGATACAAATCGAAGAAGTCACATGTTAACTATTAAAGATAAAATGGGACTTGACTTTGAATTTTTTGATGCCGTTGAATCGGATGATATTACTGAAGAGATTGAAAAAAAGTATTTCTCAAACACTGACTTCTATGAGTGGGATATAAATCAGAAAGCTGTTATGGCTACATTTATGAGTCATATAAAACTGTTGAAATATTCCTGTGAAAACAAGACCAATCTTTTAATCATTGAAGATGATATTGATTATATCGGTAACATAAACTTCAACGATATTAAATTCAATGAGTTCGACATTTTAAATGTTGGAACACCTTTCGGTTGTTATTCATACTTTGTTTCACATGATGGTGCGTGTAAAATACTTAATGAGATTCATTCTAAACAAATCACACAAGCTTACGATTGGGAATTAAACAAATTAACCACGGTAAGAAAACAAACAACAAACATACCACAATTTACACAAGTGGAAAATAAATTTATATCAAATATTTCACCCAATGGATACAAAAGGTATTGAGTTTGTTAGAATTTTATGGGGTGAGTTTAATGATATTAAACCACAACCACATTATAACGAAACGGTATACGTTTGGGGGTTAGATAATTACAACAAACTAATTGACTTGGGTTATAAATGTATATTGATGTCAAATGAGAATACAATACATGACAATGAAAATACTAAGTTTCTACATAAGTTAATTGGATTAAAAGAAGCATCATTAAATCATGATAAGTTTATCTTTATGGATTGGGATGTGGAAATTGGGAGGGAATTAGATGACGATTTCTTCACTGAGTTTGATGGTAAAAAATTTTTAATGCCCACATATTCGTATCCAATTGAATACCTTTCATTAACCGATAAATTATTGGATGTAGGTGCGAAAAATTGGACCAATCAACAAATAATTGAAATGGAAAAATACGGTTGGAGAGAAGAAGATATAATTGTTTTACCTAATGCCGGTTTCATCTATTGTGCTGACAAATCTATACCAAGTAGATTACTTGGAATTGCGTTAGAGTATAATCTAACAACATTAGTGGAGGAGTTTGCTATGTTCATCTATTCACAATCCGATTTTAAGAGTTATATTTTAAAATATGAACCATCTGTAATATTTGGTAGACCTATTGATACCATTTTTACCATCCATAACATAAAAAGAAACACTGAGATAATATTACATAATAAAATTGAACAATTAATTAGAAAAAATGTCTACCTCACCCATCAATAAAATATGGACATTCGGATGTTCCTTTTCGACAGATCACTACCTCCAAATGAATGAAACTTATACAGGAGTTCTTTCAGAAAAATTGGGGGTTGACTACGAGAACTTTGCGGAAAGTGCGATGTGTCACGAAGAATCTTTTAATAGGTTAACTCAGAATATGAATCGATTTGAAAAAAACGATTTAATAATTTATCAATTTACAGCGGGCACTAGAGAAGGATTTAAAATCAATAATGATTTTTATTATACAAGTGCTGGATTAACTAGAGACTTGAATCTAATGTTCGATTTAATGAACAAGTATTCAGGAGGTAGAGACAGATTCCCAATTACAAATGACCAATTTATATTACTATGTGATTACATGAATCATTGGGCACCTCATACAATATATCACAAATACCATAGAGTATTCAATACGTTAAGTTTCTTACTGAGTAAAGTTGGAATCAAGTATAGAATTCTATGTTTAGATAATGACTTTAAACCATTTAGAACTGAACACTTTATTAACTTCCCAACAAGTTCCGATGAGAACAATTTATCAATAATGAATTGGGTTGATGAAAATAAATGGACCTTAGGTGACACCAAACCCACTCAAGTTATGAGAACCGATAAACATCCCAACGAAGAGGGACATTATAATATAGGAATACGTTTATATGAAAGCAATATTTGTTAATTGGACGGCACCCTTTTTCCATAAAAAGGATGCTCAAGGATATAACCATCTTAAGATGTTTGATTTACCTGACAATGAATATGACATCGTTGATTATGAGTTATTGATACAAGAAGTTGCGGTTAGAAGTGCGAAGAAATACATAGGTCAAACTAAATTATACACTGACAATGTTGGGTATGAATTTTACCGAAAAAAAGGAATGTTAGATTTATGGGATGAAATTGATGTGGATACTTTGGAAAACTTTAATAAAGAATATCCTGAAGTTAATCCTGGTAGATTTTGGACAACTGGTAAATCAATTGTGATTGGTAATGAACCAACACCTTATCTATTTTTAGATTTAGATTTCATTGTTAGAGGTTATCTACCATCATGGACAAACAACTATGATTTAGTTCACACACAATGGGAAATACAACGAGGAGAATTCTTTGTATTCGAATATCAGTTAGATAAAATTGGGGGAATATCCGATTTCTCACAAAATATGATGATGCCTAACACGTCTTTCATATTGATGAATAGTGATAAACTTAGGGATGAATATCTCAAAAAACATTTGGATATTATAACTAGAAAATATGATGAGATTCCTGAATGGTTATGGTTATTGGCAGACCAAGGGATTATGGGATATAGTGTGAGAAAATGTAAATCTAAAGTTGAGACAATTGAAAACAGATTATACATGTCATATCCTGAATTACCTGTATTAGGACCTAAGTTGCCTGGTAAAGGATTATTCTGGGTTAAAGACCCTAATAGAGTTGATCACGTGGAAAATTTAGATTACTATCATGTATGGTTAGAGAAGTATTATTACAAAACAGACACCAATTTTAGAGATACCAAAGTCAAAGAACTACAAAAAGAACTCGAATTACTTAAAGAAACAATTTAATTTGACTTTTTAGAATATTTTTGTTATATTATATTCTATGATATATTGGTTTACAGGTCAGCCTGGTGCAGGTAAGACCACATTAGCAAAACATTTAGTGGCATTTTTAATGAACACTAGTAAAGTCCTCCATATCGATGGTGATGATTTGAGAGACATTTTTAAAAATAAAGACTATTCCGAAGCGGGTAGAAGAAAGAACATCGAGAGAGCTCAAGACATTGCTCTTTTCATGAATGAAAAGGGTCATGATGTTGTTGTATCATTAGTTTCACCTTACAGAGACCAACGAGAAGAATTTAAAGACAAATCTGAGGCGGTTGAGATTTACGTTCATACCACAGAAGAAAGAGGTCGTGAGAATTTTCACGTTGCCGATTACGAAAAACCTGAAGAGAATTACGTTGATGTGGACACAACAAACGTATCTGACGTAGAGTCATTTATTGATTTAATTAAAAGAATAGATTTATGAGTAAAAAGTATGCATTGTATGTCGGCCGTTGGCAAAATTGGCACAAAGGTCACGAATGGTTAATCAACCAACAATTAGAAAAAGGTAAAAATGTTTGGGTGGCAATTCGAGATGTTCCGCAAGATGAGAACAACCCTAAAACCGCAATTCAAATCTTACATGAATTATCCAATGAACCTTTTTTTAAAGATAATTTTAATAGAGTATTAATCTCAATCATTCCCGACATTGAAAGTATCAACTATGGTAGAGGTGTTGGTTATGATGTAATCTATCATGAACCACCTGCTGATGTTGCTGTTATCAGTGGTACTGCAATTCGAACTGGTCACATGAAACCAGACGGAACAGTCACTTACGATGAAAATAAAGGATAATGATAGTAGAAAGAAAAAGACACATAGCTAAGACAATATCGTATCGTATTATATCTACCTTAATTGGGTTTGGTATAATGTGGTGGGTAAGTGGTGATATTAAAGTAGGTGCTGCTTTTGGGGTTGCTGAATTAGTTTATAAACCCATCCAATACTATCTACACGAGAGAATATGGTATAAGTGGATTAAGTTTGGTTTAAGAAAAGAAAAGAATATAAAATGAAAAATGTAGTTATTATTGGCGGTGGTACTGCTGGGTGGTTAACATCACTTTTTATAGAGAAAAATTGGGTAGGTGTTAATGTTACATTGATTTCAAGTTCTAATATTGGAATACTTGGTGCCGGTGAATCAAGTACAACTAATTTCCCCGATCTTTTAATGGGATTAGATATTGATGAAGTTGATTTTATAATAAAAACTAAAGCAACAATAAAAATTGGTAATGAATTTGTAAATTGGAGAGGAGATGGTAAAAATATGGTACACCCATTTGTCGGTGGACCAAAATCATTACATGGATTCCATTTCGACGCAAAATTAGTTGCGGATTATTTACAAAATATAAGTTTAAACAGAGGTGTTAAACATATTGAATCAGAGGTAATTGGATTTAATCAATTAGAAAATGGAGATGTAAATGAAATATTGTTGACCAATGGAACTAAAGTACAATCTGATTTTGTATTTGATTGTAGTGGTTTTGCGAGATTAATTATTGGTAAATTGTATAATCAAGAATGGATTTCATATAACAAATACCTTAATATCGATTCGGCAATTGCTTTTTTCCTACCACAAAAAGATAATTTAAATCATGAGTCCGAAACCACAACCAAGTCTATAGGGATGAAGTGTGGTTGGATGTGGAATGCACCACTACAACACAGATGGGGTTGTGGATACGCCTTCAACTCGAACTACATTAATGATATTGAAGCAAAAAAAGAGGTTGAGGATTACGTCGGAGAGGAAATTACAATAGTGAAAAAATTTAACTTTAATCCTGGTACATATAAAAATTCTTGGGTTAATAATTGTGTAGCTATCGGACTATCCTCGTCATTTTTAGAACCACTTGAGGCAACATCTATGTTAACGTCAATTATGTTATTGAGGAAATTAAAAAAATTTGATTTTAATCCTATTAATAAAAATGAGTTTAACGACTATTTTAATCACTTAAATGAACAAAATTTATTATTCATCAAGTATCAATATATGTGTGATAGAGATGATACTAAATTTTGGATAGACCAAAAAACGGTAGAAGTTCCTGATAACTTATTAAAGTTGGTGAATAGAAACGGTGAATTAAAAGTTAAATCAAACGATGAAATTAAATCAGCATTAAACATTGTGGATGATAGTCGTAGTTTAGTTTTTGGGTTTTATAGTTATAACACAATCTATAAGAAAAATTCGAAAAAATTTAGTAATTCATTAATATAAAGAGATATGGAAAAGGTATATTTCGATGAGACCACATATATTTGGAAAACAAAACTAAATAAGTTAAATGAAAAGTCATTATTTTTAAAAGAGGCTTATTCGGTTATAGAATCTCAGCCGGATGTAAAAACGGACGGGTTCGGTTATAAGAAAGAATGGAATAATAATTTAAATTTTATTGGTGAAATTGAGGTTGAAACAAATTTAGATTACGTGGTTCAAAAAGGTATAAATCTTTGTAAAGAACTCTATGGGGAAAAAAATATACCTTATAATAAAATAAACACCGACTCTTGGGTTAATGTTGTAAGATCACAAAACCCGGTACAACTACAATTTCGACATGAGGAATTGAAAGGTGTTGATAAATTCCATGTTCACACCGATATTAATAGAGACAGTAAAACTTTTATACCACATTACACTTATGTATATTATATTCAAATGCCCGATGTAATGAATGGTGAAGATGGTGTACTGTATTTTAAAGGTAAAGACAATCAAGAGTTTTGGATTAGACCCGAAGAGGATGATTTTATAATAATGGAGGCCGATATGCCACATTCACCAAACAACGCCCCTGATTCGACAAATGATAGAATAGTTTTAGCGGGAAACGTCGGATTTGAATTTATTAAAAAAGAAAAATCATTAATATAATGTTTGTAAAATATATTGAGAATTTTTTAACAAAAGAAGAATGTGATGAGATTATCCTTTTAGGGGAATCCGTGGGACTAATCCAAATGAAATCATCATTAATTGTGAACGGTAAACTTATCGAAGAGAATGTAAGTTATGGTGGTAACAAAAGAATGGGTTGTTATTTTTATGATGAACTATTAGAAAATGACATATTAAAAAATTTGACAAATAAGATTGTAGAATTGTCGAATAACTTAAACCCATTCAATGGTATAAATTATATTAAAGTACCGAAATATTCATTTAACAGATATGGAGAAGGTGATTTTTTAGATTGGCACCCCGATAATCATGAAATATTAAACGGAGCAACAATTACTTTTATTATCCAACTTAATGATGATTATGAAGGTGGAGATGTTAAATATATCACAGATGGGACCAATCAAACCACACCTAAAAAAACAGGAAGTGTATTAATATTTGATTCAAATATAGTCCATTCAGTTGACGAGGTGATAAAAGGAACTAGATATTCACTGAATGTGTGGCCAAGTAAAACAATTAAACAATCGATATTATAATGTTAGTAGATAATAAATTCATTTATTTAAGTTTACCGAGATGTGCATCGACCGCATTTAATTATTCATGTATTCTTAACGATGTAAGTTTACAAACGTTCAACGGAGAATGGGAAAAATCTAATTTAGATATTGATTTTAATTCAATTGATAAGTCTAAAATAATGGATTACATCTACCATGGACATGAATCAATTACAGATTTACAAAACAAATTTGGTAATGAGTATCCGGTTATTGCGGTTAAGAGACAAAGACATGAAAGATTTTTTTCTCTATACAAACACGTTTTGTTTGATTTACAACGTACAGGATTTCATAGAATATATGATGTTTTTAGTAATATGACATTAGATGAGCTATTTTTCTTTACCAAAGATGACTTATCAAGTAAGAAAAAACGTTGGGAGGTGATATGTGATTTATTGATAGATTTGAAAATATTGGATGAAAGAATTGATATTTCCGTAACATCAAAATTTAAAAAATCTGAAGAGGAGTTTTTTAAGAAAAGTACAAAGGCTTATGCGGTTAATATGATTGATATATTATTAACTCCACTATCATATTGGACAAA